GGCTCGGTGGTATCCTTCTAAGTCGCTTAAACCACGAAGGAAATACTTATGCAATATGACCTCTACCATGTCCGCTGGCAGCTACACCATGCGAAGGCTGACTCAGCCTATGCGCTTGAATGCTTCGGTGATCATCTGGCTAAAGAAGAATCTTATCCATCCAGTGTTGACGGTTTCGAAGCAATTTATGTATATCTGAGCCGCAAGCATGGCTGGACAATTCGCCAGTGCCGTGAAATGTCTATGGATGATCTCCAGCTTGCTCTTTCAGTAGAGATGAAAGGCTGGACACTTCCTCCTGATGCCATAAAAGCAGGTCGCGCTCACGAAAAGAAAGACTGCTAATTTCAGCGAGATTCTTTTCGGCCAGAGTTTTCACAAAAAGCCAGAATTCTTGGGGCTTATTTTTTTTGTTGTCCATTAATCACTCCAGGTCAAAATCGAATCTGTGCAACGAAGCGTCATAAGGGGCGCTTTTTTATTACCTGCGAATCATCCCGGTCTTCATATGCCCCGGGCGGCTACTTCATGGGCATCCTGCCTGTTCGCTTTGTTCACCCTTATCGCCGGGTAGGCGGAACGTTTACTGATTACTGCTGTTAAGTTTTGATAACGCAGATTGTTATTTAAACCTAACAAAACGTCAAGGGTGAATTTCGTAAAACCTAACATAAAGGTCGCGAAAAACACAAAAAGGCCGCTACTGATGCGGCCTGGCGTGGAGAAAAATTATTTGATGTCGAGATTTTTGAGGATCTGCAGGATTTCTTCTTTGCTTTTGGTTTTTATCAGGTCATTGAACGTTTCATCGTAGTCTTTGACCTTGTCCCGCAAGTTAATGATGTGTTGCTCTTTCTCTGAATTGGGCAGTTTTTCAAACAGCTCCAGTAGCTGAATCTGTTGCGGTGACAGCAACCGATGCGATTCTGCTGGGGCGGGTTCGTATCCGTCATCGCCTTTAATGATCCAGCCAGGTTCAACGCCCAGAGCTGCAGCTAACTTGAAGAGATTATCGCCCCTTGGTGAGGTTTCATCACGTTCCCACTGAGAGATTGTGACATGAGCAACCCCAGCCTGTTTGCCTAGGCTGCGCTGGGTATATTTCAAAGCAGAGCGCCGCTCTTTTATACGCTGACCGATCGTTTTCATAGTTCGGAAATCCTAACGCGCATTGACTCTTGTTTCCTTAACATATAAGGTTAGGAAAACTTACCAAGGAGAACGAAATGAAAACCGAAGATGTAATCAAACACTTTGGGAAAAAAGCCAACGTGGCGAGGGCTCTCAACATCGCTCGATCCTCTGTGAGTGAGTGGGGGGAGTTAGTACCTGAACGACGCGCCGCTCGACTGGAAAAATTAACGGGTGGTGCATTGAAGTACGACTCAGTTTTGTATGAACACAAGGTTAACCCCAAAGCCCCTAAGGAGTCTGACTGATGGAAATCAAAAAACTGGCATGTGAGCTGGAGTCCTGGGCGCAGGAAAAGGGCTGGAAGACTGTGACGCAGCTGATAACCCCGCATCACTTTGGGGATCTGCTTCAGTCACTTGATGACGTATCAGATCCGGACGAGTACGCGCGGCGGCTGCACAACAACAAGCAAATCATTCAGCGTGCGTTCCGCATCGATACACCGAACTACCTGAAACAGGCTGAAGCCCTGAGCTATGCCATCCGTACCGCCATTGATAACGAACTGGCGCAGAAGGACTGCCTGCATTACCGGGCGGCCAGGGTCAACAAAGAGTGTATCGAAGCCACCAATGCGGTCTTCACCGGAAAACCGCAACCAGTAATTCGTCGCGAGACTCTGGAAGCGATCGATGCGCTGGCGCAGATGGCTGGCGTGAAAGTCCAAATTATGCACTGCCACCGTGCGGCGTAAGGGTCAGTAAAACCATGAATCCATCTGACATCATTCGCGGGTTCGGTCGTCCGGTTGCTTATTACCCGGCACTGGCCGAACACCTCGGCGGCGTTAGCGCCACAGTTCTTTTTTGCCAGATGACCTACTGGATGGACAAGCTCACCTCTGATCTGGGTGTGCATAAAACCTCAGAGGAAATTCAGGATGAAACCGGGTTGAGTTACGAAGAGCAGCTGACGGCCCGGAAAAAGCTTAAGCGTCTGGGGGTTTTGGTAGAGACACATAAGCGACTGGAGCACCGGATTTACTTCAAAGTTAACTTTGAGCGAGTGGATCAGGTACTAACGCAAGCCATTGATAAATCACCAAATGGGCAAAACCCATTTCGGGGAATGGGCAAAGCCCAGGTCGGTAACGAGGGAATCCCTTGTTCGGGAACTGGGGAAAGCCCAGCCCGCGGGGAAGGCAAAACCCATTTCGATCCTACAGAGATTACTACAGAGACTACTACAGAGAATAAAAACACTTCTTGTCCGGACGCTTCGCTGTCGGACGAACAACTGACCAAAGAGGCGTTTTTAAATCGTCATCCAGAGGCCGTGGTTGCACATGCAGGAAAACGTCAATGGGGAAGCAAGGAAGATCTGACCTGCGCCCACGGTCGTTGCGGTATTTTCCGCGACCAGCGCGCAACCATCGACTTTGACCTGAAACGTTTTTCGAGCAGTAAGACTGCAGCATGAGCAATCTCTAAGATAAAGAACCCACATTTCCTCTTAAAAATCTGCCCCCTACAGTTTACTTGACTTAACTGATGGTTAGGGCTAACGTAACGATACTGTATATATATACAGTTGCTAAAAGCCTAACAAGGAGGAAAAAATGCCTAACGAAGATTCAATGACGGTTGACGGTAATGCAGGTAGTGGTGTCCATTGGGGGGGCGGTTCAGGGAATGGAAATGGTGGTGGTTCTGGTTCAAGTGGCGGAGCAAATGTTGCCTTGGGCGGTGTCATGGAAGTTGACCTGGGCAATGGCCTCACAATGATCGTTGAGGGGACGCATCCTATTAATCCAGGGATTGGAGGTGTTCCTTGGGCAGATGCCAAAACTAATAAGAGCGCATCAGACGCTCTCAAGGCTAGCAAGAACAAACCGGCGAAATATAAAGCCAATATAAAAAACTGGCAAGAAGGTTACAAAGGAACGTTAGATAGACCCGCGGTCAGCAAGATACTTGATAATGGTGATATAACTGCATACGCAGTAAGATTTGGAAAAGAGATATATCAAGTTAGATATAACCGCAAAACTGACACATTCAAATCTAGTTACGCAGACGGTACTACAAGCAATCCAGATTATATTATGCATGATCAGGCTGTTGCGGTTGTTCAGCTGTATCTTCTTGATCAAAAGCAAAAAGAAGCAATCACTGCTTCTGCCGAAATTATTGTAGATGCCGGTGAAAAAATTAGTGGTAGGCTGGGCGAAAAATATAAAGTCCTGGCGCAAGGTGTGGCTAATGATATTCGTAATTTTCAAGGTAAGAAAATACGCACCTTTAAGGAAGCGATGGCCTCCCTTGAAGCAATCACGAAAAACCCTAATATGAAGTTGAGCCAAGCTGATAAAACTGCGCTGGTTAATGCTCTCAATCACGTGAATCTATCAACGCTGGCAGACCGGTTTAAAGGCCTGGAACGGGCCTTTACCTGGGCTGATAGATTGTTAAAAGCTCAAAAGATTAAAGATGGGGCTATCATTGGTATCACCACTGGAAACTGGCAACCATTGGCATTAGAAGTAGAGGCGATGTATTTAAGTGGTATTGCTGGTAGTGTAGCGCTCGGTATCGTTACTGCTTTGATTAGTGGATTGGCATCTCTTGTTTCTATACCTGCTGTAGCGATCACCGCTCTTACAGTTATGGCCGTCATTGGCATAGCAATTGCTACATCATATATTAGCCCTGGTAAAGCTAAAGAGCTAAACAATGCTGTAGCAGGTTTATTTAAGTAATTTTCAGATAAAGCGGGTTTATACCCGCTTTTTAAAGTAAGGCACGCCTTTCAATGCATACAAATAAAGCATGAACATCCATATGAAAACATAGTTTGTCAAAAATAAAAAAATATAATAAACCATCAAGAAAAATTCATTCGCTGCAATTAATCGTTTTACTCTGTACATACTGTCCGACATATTATCAATGCCAAAGTATGTTAGCCAGTATATGCCTACAATGAGAATAATCATACCTGGCAGGAGTTTAAGCCAGCCCTTTAAATCATAATCCTTGAGTGTTATTTTAAGCCTGTTCCAGCATAAAACATACATCAATATAGCAAACAGAGGGGCTATTTTAGTATATGCAGAAGCTATTGTGCTCACAACTAAATGTTGTTCTGAAAAATCACGATTATATCCTTTAGCCCATTCGTAAAGGGTCGTAAGGTTGGATGAGTCCTTATCGCCAAAATATATGAAAAAAACTATTATTATTGGTAGTATTCCTAATATGAGTGATATAGCCGTGTATCTTATAAGGGCTTTGCCTTCCATTTGATTCTTCTCCATTACCATGCCGTTGATACTTAATGATAACTTATACACTACAAATGACAAATTAACTTAAATTTATGTCCGGACGCCTGTGAACCCGGTTTCAACCTAAAAGTATAATCCCATCAACAGGTAAAAAGTGTATCTAATGCATATGATATCAGGCGCAATTTGGCTATCAACTATAACTGTTTGATGGCGCTGGTTTTGATAATAATTGATTGACAATTAATCACTTACACGCTGCGACGGTTTTTTTGCACCCAAATTCTTGACCCTCGTTATTTTGGTGATACTGTATAAATGTACAGTTACTCAGCAAGGGTGATTACTATGAAAATTACATCACCAGTGGCAAATTACACAGAGCATCAGTTGCTCAGCATAAGCAGCGTATGCGGCTATGACGATAATTGCCGCACTTTCGAAACCAGTGACGGATATCCGCGGCACCAGCAAAGCTGAAGCGAAAGCCGACCAGCAGCGAACCGAAGAAAAGGCCGCAGCGACTGAAGCAGTAGCCGATCGCCGGGTAGAAGCAACGAAAGAGGCCAGCAATGTACAGCAAACTGTTAACCATATGTCTGGCGACGATGTTGATCGCGAGCTGCGTGACACGTGGAAGCGTCCCGGTGGTGGTTGATACTGCCTGTGACTGGGTAAAGCCGATCTATTTGACTGAACATGATATCAGCGTAATGGAGCGTCAGACGAAAAAGGATATCTTAATACTTAATAAAACATGGCAGACTAGATGCCATCCCTAACTTAATTAATATTGAGTAGGGATGGCTTAGGCCTGTGAACAGTCAAATACTGATGATTTTAGATTTCATCAATATTTCTAATGTTCTTGAAATTATTTGTGCAGGGATGTATGTATCATCATAGTCAAACTCATTGCTATTTTCATCAAAAGTAAGAACATCATTCGAAAAGGTTAATTTACCATAACGTGACACCTTCATGAGAAGAAGGTCACTGCTATCTACTCCATCCTTAAATTGGATAGATATTAACTTGTAGGGGAAAAGCTGATCATCTATTACGGTACGTGCTAATATACTTAACTTAGTCGATAAACTATATAAATCAATAATGACTTTATCTTCTTCTTGACGAATACAACCTAATGCCTGAGCAAAAGGGTCAGCATTAAAATACTCTTTGAGTGCTGAAAATATATGTTTAGCAGCTGCATCTAGGTTGGTGCCATAGTTGCTTAGATTTGGAGCTAATTCATCTTGAATAAAACTTTGCTGTGTCATTTTCATCCCCACGATTGAGAAATTTAGGTCCGTTGACCAAACCAAGGTTATGTCAAGAACCCTTGCTTAGCAACTGATGTTTGGAGCGGGGACACAGAAATTAATTGATGATTTCTCACAACTGCTTGGCTTGGTTCCAACCAACAAAAATGGAGTAGCCATATCAATGTACATTTAGGTGCTACTTTTAAGCGGATCACAAATCAATATCTATACATTCGCATCTCCTTATAGCGGTTCTATAATGATAGAATGTCAAAAAAAGGATGGTGGCAATAATGAATGTTATTTGTAAATAAAGAAGAGGACAATATACTCCTGTTGAAACTGAATAATGCCGAGTTACTGTTAATTAATGTTAGAATGTTATGTTAAGATGAATTACATTTTGCGCTGTTTAATGAATATGAAAGGGAGTTACAATACTTATATTTGATTTTTTTGTTGCCATCAAACTTTGATAAGAGTTGATGACAACGTAAATGATTCCTGAGATTTATGATTTTCTTATAAGATGTGTTAAGTGATTGAAATTATCCTTTTCATCTAATGTTGATATTATCCATTTAAATGATTCAACAGAAAGATTTTTATTCTGGCTTATATTTTCAAATTGAATCTTGGAGACCTCATTGTATTTTGAATGTCCTTTTGGTATTGATATCAAAATTCTATCGGTTAAAAATTGATAATTAATCCTTATATCATATTTACCAAGCTCTTTTAATGGGCCACTTGGAGTTGGGTCAAATGCGAAAACATTAAGCGTAAGCCTGCCAGTACTATCTTTTGCAGATTTTATGTTCAAAGAGGGTTGGGTCAAAATTTGATCGTCAACATATACCTCTAAAGCTGTTCTTTGGATGTTATGTTGACACTGCTGAATTGTGTCATAATATCTCATGGAGAGAATGAAATGAATATCTTCATTGGGGGAACTTTTAAGATCAAATTGATCTGCAATCATTTTTGCAATCTGAAATGTTAAGCTTGGAAAATTTATCTTAGGAACTAAAGTGCGTGCGATCTTTCCGCCAAATTCTAAAAGTGGATGTGTGTCTACATCATAAAGTTGATAAGTCTCGTTCATCTATTCTCTCCTTTTTTAGCCCAGTATTTGTAAAGGTGAATTTCCAGTCATTTTTTAGACATGGATTTATTACCATGCATTGTGAGTAATTTCAATTTTCAGCTATTAAATTTAAGACTTGTTATCGGCAAAAGTAACTCAGTCTTTAACAATTTTTCATTTATTTACGTTGGAATGCTCATGCGGGTCCTTTGCTGAGAGTCAGCGTTCTACGGGGCGGCGTCCGCGCAGATTCTCGCTGTTTATGAAAATTTTCTTGTTTTGGCCATTTCCGTTCTTCTTCTGGTTTATTCATTGTTTTTATTGAAAATGTCCTCTATCCAGTAAGGAAACGGCTTAGCATGGAAAACGGTAGTTTACGGTTGATTGTTTCCTTTCTCTGTTTTGTGCCAGGAGTAAGCCATGGAGGTTAACAAAAAACGCTTATCCGAAATCTTTGGGGTGAGCGTCCGAACGATTCAGAACTGGCAGGAACAGGGCATGCCGGTTGCCCGCGGTGGTGGCAAGGGTAATGAGGTTCTCTTTGAATCTGCTGCCGCAATAGAATGGTTTAGTGCCCGTGACGCAGCCATAGAAAATGAAAAATTGCGGAAGGAAGTTGAAGATCTCCGCATTGCTTCTGAGTCCGATCTTCAACCTGGCACGATTGAATATGAGCGACACCGACTTACGAGAGCTCAGGCTGACGCTCAGGAATTAAAAAATGCAAAAGAGTCCGCTGAAGTGGTGGAGACCGCATTCTGCACGTTCGTGCTGTCGCGGGTAGCCGGAGAAATTGCCAGCATTCTCGATGGAATACCTCTGTCGATTCAGCGGCGTTTCCCGGAGCTGGAGAACCGACATATTGATTTCCTTAAGAAGGACATCATTAAGGCCATGAACAAGGCAGCTGCGCTGAGTGAATATATCGAACAGTCAGGTTAAGGGGCTGCAGCACTCTGCGCGAGCGGGGCTACGTTCGCTATACCGACCGGAGCCGCAAACAGCGGTTGAATGGGCAGATGAGAATTACTATCTCCCGAAAGAGTCTGCCTATCAGGAAGGGCGCTGGGAAACTCTACCATTTCAGCGTGCAATTATGAATGCGATGGGCAACGACTATATCCGCGAGGTGAATGTCGTTAAATCGGCTCGTGTCGGCTACTCAAAAATGTTGCTCGGCGTTTACGCATATTTCATCCAGCATAAACAGCGTAACACCCTGATATGGTTACCAACCGATGGTGATGCTGAAAACTTCATGAAGTCCCATGTCGAACCGACCATCCGTGATATCCCGACACTGCTGGCGCTTGCTCCCTGGTACGGGAAAAAACACCGTGACAATACGCTGAGCATGAAGCGTTTCTCAAATGGTCGTGGCTTCTGGTGTCTGGGGGGGAAGGCTGCAAAAAATTATCGTGAAAAATCCGTTGATGTGGCTGGCTACGACGAGCTTGCCGCTTTCGATGATGACATCGAGAAAGAAGGTTCTCCCACCTTTCTGGGAGATAAGCGTATTGAGGGTTCTGTATGGCCTAAATCCATTCGAGGATCTACACCGAAAGTCAAAGGAACGTGCCAAATAGAAAGGGCTGCTAAGGAGTCAGAACATTTTCTTCGGTTCCATGTCCCATGCCCACATTGTGGAGAAGAACAGTATCTGAAATTTGGTGATAAAGAGACACCATTTGGCTTCAAATGGTCACCGGGAGAACCTTCCAGCGTTTACTACCTCTGTGAACACAATGCCTGTGTGATTAAACAACAGGAACTGGACTTCATGGAGGCCAGGTACATTTGTGATGAAACAGGTATCTGGACGCGAGACGGCCTAAACTGGTTTGCTTCATCCGGTACCGAAATTGAACCGCCTGACAGTGTTACATTCCATATCTGGACCGCATACAGCCCGTTCACCACCTGGGTTCAGATCGTCAAGGACTGGATAAAAACAAAAGGTGATACGGGTAAGCGTAAAACGTTCGTTAACACTACCCTAGGCGAAACGTGGGAACCCAAAATAGGCGAACGACCAGACGCTGAAGTATTAGCGGAGCGCAAAGAGCACTTTGAAGCGTCTGTGCCGGAGCGAGTAGCATATCTGACAGCGGGTATTGACTCCCAGCTCGACCGTTACGAAATGCGTATATGGGGATGGGGGCCGGGTGAGGAAAGCATCATGGGCCGCCATGATGATGAGTCAACGCTTACCCGAGTGGATGAGGCAATTAACAAGACATATAAACGCCGGAACGATGTAGAAATGTCTATATCCCGAATCTGCTGGGATATCGGTGGTATTGACCCCACTATCGTCTACAACCGCTCTAAAAAACACGGTCTGTTTCGTGTGATCCCGATAAAGGGTGCGTCGGTTTATGGAAAACCGGTGGCGAATATGCCCCGCAAGCGCAACAAAAACGGCGTTTATCTGACAGAAGTGGGTACTGATACCGCGAAAGAGCAAATTTATAACCGTTT